AAGATGCATAAGGAGGGCACTCCTGCAAACATCATCGCCAAGACGATCCAAATGACGGATCAATCCTTGGAGAAGATATTGGCGCATCTGGACGGGCGTGAAGAGAGGCATTTGGCCACGGAGAACAATCCAGAGGTCAACGCAATGCGTCTCCAGAATGCAGAACTGGCTGCACGATTGGCCAAATACGAGGACCCGCAAAGTGGCGAAGCAAAAATCTCGACCGAAGAAATCGATGCTGAAATCCCCGAAGAAGAAGCAGCCGAAGAGGTCGAAGCTGAAGAGGAAGAGTAGCCTCAAGTCCTCTAGGGGGTATTGATGCCTACTCTTACCGATGCGCGTTTTGACGCGCTACGGGTACTTGTACCCGGTGCCCCGCCCACAACTAACGATATGTTGCGGGCGTATCTGTTGGCGAATGGTGGTACGGGCGTTAGCCTTAACGACCTCTGGTATTCGTTCTTCATTGCACAGGGTATAGCCCCGGGCCACCACAATGATATGGCCAAGGCGTTCCTCGTAGCCGAGGGATTTCTGCAACCCCACCTTAACGACGCGTGGCTAGCCTTCTGGTTGGCCGGTGGCGTTCCAAGTGGTGGTGGCGGCGCAGGGTTTGTTACCCTCCGCTCAGTGGGTCCGACCTACGAATCCCCAACCGGTGCTGGCCCGACCTTGTTGGGCTTCCCGGCTGGTCGTCAAGTTGGCGATCTACTAGTGGTCAATGCTATCGGTACGTTCTTTACAGCAGCGGCACACCCAACTGAGAATCCGGGGCCATGGACCACAAGTATTGCTGATGGTAACCATGTAATCGCATGGCGTATTGCTACCGGCGATGCGAATGATAATTTCACCATGGCGGCCTTATCAGGCACATCGGCAGCCCTTGCGGTTATGTCGGCATTTGATTTGTCGGCAGGACCGTATACATCAGTGGCTCTTGCTGCTGGCGGCTTCTTGGCGAACAATGACTCAGGCGGCGGCACAGCATGGCCAACTTCAGGGTTTGCACAGTATAACAACGATCAGTCGTTGAGTATCGTACATTCGTTGAAGTCTACCAATGTAGTAATACCAGCTACCGGCGTTACCGACAACTATGACGCGGTTGTGGCCGCACTACCCAACACCACTGAATCTGGTGTTATTGCGTTGGGTGCCTTTGATGGGCTATCCGGTAACCCGGGCGGTACTCGGTCAAGTTGGTATTGTGTTAACTATCACGTGGCGGATGCTAATCCTGCCGAGGCAACGGGCTTCGGTACAGACCAGACGGAAATCCCAGAGTCTTCGGGCTTTGAGGTTGTTAGCTACTATGGCACGAGGTTGAGGATTACCCTGTAATGCCACGACCATCGCCCATACAAGATTCCTTCCAATCCGGATTTATCGGCAAGCGTATCCGAGGACGGGTTTCGAGCAACGCGTACAAGACCGGTCTAGCCGAGGCCTTGAACTGGCAACCTCTTGTACAGGGACCCATCCGGTTGCGCCAAGGTTCGAAATTCATCGAGGCGGTGGACCCCGATAATTGGCCATCAGGTCAGGCCGGGGTTCAAGGCATCCGGGCATTTACGTTCCAACGCGGGTTGGATGAGGATGTTATCGTCGAGGTTGGCGATACCGACATTGTTGTACGCAACTCGGTCACGGGTGAGGTAATCACAGGCGGTAATACCGGTAACTTGGTATCCGATCCCCTGTTCGATAACGTGACCAGCGCCCCGGTGCAAAGCTCTGAATGGGATACCGTTGAAACGGAGTATACTGCAGGTACTGACCCGGGCATACCCCAAGATGATACCTGCTCAGGCTCGATTGCCACAATCTACAACGGTGCAAATGGTATCCTGTTGTTCGGGCATCTGCACAATAGCCCCGGTGGTTGGCGTGGCCCGTCAATCGGAAACACGGCTGTTGGCATTATCACCCTCCCGGCAGGGTCGGAATTATTGGTCAATGAATTCAAGTTTACCTACAATCAACGCATCTACAATGACGAAGAGTCAGTATTAGGCGGTGCGCCGTGGTCAGACCCGGTTATCCGAGTAAACATCGGCACGACCAAGGGTGCGTCTAACGTATTCACCACAGATATTCCAATTGGTCCATTCACCACCGATAACGAGGTTACGATTAACTTCACCCCGGGTGGTGGTAATAACTCACTGTACTTTACCATAGGGTACGCATGGCCGAATGCGTCACCGTTCTTGGACATCACCACGGTTGGCTGTCATGACGACGTTATGCAGCTGCAACTTGGCAGAGGCGATCCGATTAGTTGGATTGCCCCTCTCGCAGGTGGGTCCGGTTCAGCAGTTGAGTTTGTATCGCCTTATTCGGCGGACCAATTGGAATGTCTCCAGTTTGCTATGGACCCGGGTGAGGCAGTTATGTACTTCTTCCACCCGGAAGTGGAAACAATGCGTCTCCGCCTTGCCAATGGCGAGTGGACGTTTGAGGCGTTGTCAACGATTACACTACCTTCGGTATATGTGGCACCTACCCCCAATGTTTGGGTAGCGGGCAATTTCCCGAGTTGCGGTGCAATTCACGAGGGTCGACTCTGGTTGGGGGCTACGCCCAATGAGCCTGCTACACTGTGGGCTTCGCGTTCGGGCAACTATCAAGATTTCAATGGTGCTGCCCCAGCGTCCAAGGACGACCCACTGTTGTTTCCGTTGTCGTCGTCTGGTAATGTCCAGACCCTCACTAGTCGTAAGGAATTGGTGGTCAACACCGATATCTCGGAGGTTGTAGGCAATTCGGTACAGGGCGTAATCGCCCATGACGACTTCGCATTCCCGAAACAAACGGATTGGGGGTCAACTTGCGTACAACCAGTAGTAATTGGCCGGGACATGGTTTACACGTCCAACAGCCGGACAAGGCTGCGGACGTTCAACGACGAAGGTGGCACAAATTACGGTTGGGATGGCAACGAACTGAGCCTGTTGGCCCAAGAGCTATTCGGGAGTCCAGTACGTCGAATGGTCTTCCTCGACGAACCGGCCTATCAAGCATGTTTCCTGTTGGCTGATGGCACTATGGCTATGGCAACGTTCTTCTACCCAGAGAACGTTATTGGCTGGTGGAAGTACGTCACCGCGTATAATGGTAATCGTACCTATGGGGACGACACCCAACCGGGTCTACTTAACCAGCAGGACAACGTTAACCAGCCGACAAATCAGATCATGGACATCACCAAGATCAATACGTCCGCTGGGGCTAAGCTATGGATGATTGTTAATCGTACCGGCTTCGCGGGTACGCAGAAGGTAGGCCATGAAGTGTTGGCCTTTGACGACCCGATGGCCCCACCAGTTGCGCTGGATTCATGGTCAGAACGTACACCCTATGACGTGTTCTTGGATGGAATCCTGCGGTACGACGATGTTGACGAACTGACAGATCAGAGCGTTAACACGATCGTTAAGCATGTGGACCCATTGGAAGGCACAGTAACCTATACAGTACACCCCAATACTACCGTTATTGCTGGGTTTTCAAGTCCCCTCGAGAATTGGGTGGAGAGTGGGGACACTGTGTATGTCGGCCTATTCTATGACAATGAATTTGAACTGTTGCCGTACGAGGGTTCATCTGCCCGGGGAACGGCACAGGTGCAGAAGCGTCGTTGGAACGAGGTCGTTTTGCGGTTGAATAACTCCGCTATACCCTTGGTCAATGACGAGGTACCGCAAGATCGCACCCCGGCCAGCCCAATGGGAACCGGTGAACCGATCGTGACAAGCGATGTGGAGTACACGGAACTTGGCTCGGATGATCAGGGCCAATTGAACATCAAGCAGGATAGGCCACTACAATCAGAGGTACTGGCCATATTTGGCAAGCTGAGGGGAAGTGAAATCTAATGGCCACAGAAACAGAAATTGCTAATCTGGCCCTGACGTGGCTTGGGCAGCGGTTGATCAACTCGTTGAACGATAACCAGAACGAGGCTAAGATCATGAAAGCCAACTACCCGTTTGCGCGGGATAAAGTGCTGGCTGAGCATGCTTGGACGTTCGCTCTTCGTCGTGAGACACTGGCCCCATTAGCGGCACTCCCGGCATTCGGTGGTGGCAGACAATTCCTCATACCCAATGATGTATTACGGGTATTCAGGGTATACCGCCCCAACGTTGCGTCGCAATCTGGTACGTTCCAGAACGCGCCCGGGTGGGTCCGTGAAGGTAATCACATTATTGCCAATCAGGATCAAATCTGGTGCCACTTCATCTTCCGGCAGACGAATACAACTTTCTTCTCTGTGCCATTTGCTCAGGCGATCGCGGCCAAGTTGGCCACGGATACCTGCATTGCACTGACGGAGAACCTAAAGCTGTTCGACAAGATGGACGTGTTGTACGGTGACAAATTGCAGGAAGCTACGGCTTCTGACGGATCACAGGGCAGAACAGAGGTCATGAGAAGTAACAGGCTGACGGGAGCGAGGACAAGATAATGGGTGCATTAGCGGCATGGGCTGGCATCATGAACTTTGGAATTGGTAATTCCATGAGTGACGAGCAACGCCGAATTGACAAAGAACGAATCGATCTTCAATATAAGGACAACCTTGAGAAGATTCGTCGTCGTGCGTTTACGCAGGAACAGACCAAAGGTGCTGCCAAAGCGCTTAGCGAAACTGCTGGCGTTCGCCACACCCCTAGCTCAACTCCTCAGGGTTACATGAACGTAATGACATCCGAGTTCAAGAAAGAACTAACTTGGATGAAGCACTATGCTGTAACGGCCAGAAGGCTCGGATTGCAGCAATCTGCCTTGGAGCGCAAGGGCAGGCAGATGGACTTGGTTAAAGATAGCATCAATTTGGGTGCTTCGATTTATGGGATGGGCTAGTGGCTAAACTACCGGGAATAGTGCAACAGCCAGTAGGCGAGTATGCCCTAGGCAATATCCCGCAGCCTGATAAGGCTAAGCTGGGTAGGCAAACGGCTGGAGCTTTTGGCGCGGCTGTGGGCCTATTTGCCTCGATCATGAATGAAAAACTTGTGTCTGAGGTCGATGAAGCCACCGGCCAAGCAGCCAAGGAAATCAGTGAGCTTAAAGCTATTCTGGTTAACGAGAACACTGTCGACGCTGATTGGGTCGGAGACGACGCCTTAGGTGAGATACAAATCTCTACTACCGAAAATGGCGAAAGAGAAGTAACCACCGACATCAAGATGTTTACGCATGATGTTGCGGACGAACTGTGGGAAAATCGGACTAAGGAGATTATTGACCATTACGCTGGCACTATCACTTCTGCCAAAGCCAAGGAGAAGTTCATTGGCGAAATGAATGAGCGTTATGTCGCTCCGGGGACAGGGCAGATTGCCGCCGCCAACATTGTGCGCAGCAGGGCTTATTCTCAGGCGCAAGCTGAGCGCGCTATAGAGGAAACGCTCGCGAGCGACGCGCCCACGGAAGTAAGAGAATCACAAGCTCGGGAGATTCTGTCCCGTCAAGTTCTCCTTGGTGCGGACCCGGTTTGGGCCGAGAAGCAACTCGCCGCTCTTGGGCCATCGATCGACCAGATGGATGTACATAATGCCATCCTCGACGCTCAAAGTGCCGACGAAATTGACCAAATTGAGGAGGACATGTGGACCGATGGTAATCGCATGTCCCCGGAACAAATGCGCACTATGTCGTCCCAGATGGACGCAAGGCGCAGGGATTACTTGGCCGAGGACAGGATTCGGCAGGACACCAATGCTGACAGTATGTTCATGGACTACCATAATCCCGATGTGGACGTGAATGAAATGGACGTGGCCAGAGCCGTTCAGTCGCAGCAGATTACCCGCGAAGCCGGGTGGACCTTTATCAACTCGTTGAACAAGGGTGGTACTACAAGAGCCAGCGACCAGTGGACGCTAAGCCGGTACCGGGGCGAAATACAGCGGCTGCAGTACACGGGTGGCCGGGACAATCTCCGGGTAACGGACAAAGCCAAGCTGCTGAAGCTTATCATCACCCGTGGGTCCATGGGCCTAACACCCCAAGGCACACCCACTGGCGTACCGCCACAAATCACCGGTCAGGATGCGTTTACCCTGAGTGCAGAGGTCGATAGGGCAGTTAAGCTAGCGGTGGAGAACGAAGAGTACAAGAACGCTTTCCAGAACGTCTTACTCTGGACCCGATCCAAGCTTGACTTTGAGGGTCAGATCGTCACAGCATTTGGCGGCGACCAGAATCAGGTTGATGCGGCGGTCGCGTTCAAGAACGCACTGGACAATTACATGGACTCGTACGGTGTTGATGCCAAGCCGGTCGATTTCTTCGAAGCCAACAAGGATGCATATGACCCACGGAA